CTGACTTTGTGGTTATCGGTGATGACTGGGCTAGGAAAGATTATTACGCTCAAATGCAGTTCACTCAGGCTTGGCTTGATGAACAGCAGATTCAACTAATCTATGTTCCTTATACTGTGGGTGTTAGTTCTACTGACATTAAAGCCCGTATTGTAAATGGGGTAAAATTGGTTAGTAAAGACAAGGAGTAAACATGCCTGTTGTCAACGGCTATGCAAGCCTAAACGACCTTAAATCCGCAGCCCGTATTCAAGATGGGGTGGATGATTCACTATTGGAGATTGCCCTTGAATCGGCTTCTCGTATGGTGGATGAATACACTATGCGTAGTTTCTATAACGCTGGTACTGCTACTAGAGTGTTTGTTCCTGCTCACAACGATCTAGTGTTCATTGATGATGCTGTATCTATTTCTAGTATCGCTGTGTCTACTATGTTGAACAAGACTTTTGACCAAACTTGGTCTGAGACTGACTATCAGACTGAGCCTTTGAATGGTGTTGCTGATGGCCTATCTGGTTGGCCTATTACCCGTATTCGTGCTGTAGGTACTTATGAGTTCCCTGACGGCAATACTCGCTACCGCTATGAAGGTCGCTATGGTCAAGAGGACATTGCTACAGTTCAGGTTACTGGCGTGTGGGGTTGGTCAGCCGTTCCTACAGCTGTCAAGCAAGCCACCATCATTCAGGCTATGCGTATCTTCAAACGTCTTGACTCTCCGCTGGGTGTTATCTCTAGCCCAGACACAGGTTTCTTCAGGGTATCTAACCGTATTGACCCTGACGTGGCTATGCTGTTGAACTCTTACCGCAAGATGAGAAACCAAGGCTAATGGCGAGTCTAACCGAACTTCGTGAAGGCATAGCAGAGAACCTTTCTACTATTCCTGGGCTTAGAGTATCTAGCTTTATTCCAGATAACTTTAATCCACCAATCGCTATCATTAGCCCACAGAACATTGAATATCACAAGGCTTTCCACAATGGGTTCAACACTTACGTCTTTGTTGTGTCAGTTTTTGTGGCTAGAGTTTCAGAACGTGCTGGTCAAGCAAACCTTGATGCCTATTGTGCTTCTACTGGATCGTCTAGTATAAAAAGTGCGATAGAATCAGATAGGACACTATCAGGTCGTTGTTTTGATTTGGTAGTATCTGATATGAGAAACTACGGCTCAGTCATTATCGGTGATAACACATATCTAACAGCAGAGTTTGACTGTGCTGTTCAAGCAAATTAGGAGAACATTAAATGGCGGTTTACGCAGCAACTGACCACAAGATTACGCTCAACGGAACAAACCTTTCAAATGTTCTCCAGAGTGTAAGCCTTGACATCAGCTCAGATGAAATTGAAACAACAGCTTTCGGTGGCGGTTGGAGAACCCGTATCCAAGGCTTGAAGTCTGGGTCTGTGACTCTAAACTTCTTCCAGGACTTTGGAGCATCATCTGTTGATGCAACGATCACTCCACTATTCAACGCTGGCTCATACGCTACCGTTGTAATTACCCCAACAAGTTCAGCCGTGTCTGCCACAAATCCTGCGTGGACAGCGGTATGCTTGGTCTCACAGTATCAACCATTCTCGGCATCAGTCGGGGATATCGCCACACTTTCAGTTACCTGGCCAACATCTGGTACTGTAAGCCGTGCAACAGCATAACTAAACTAAGGAAAAACATTGAAAATTAACCTACGCATTGAATTTGTTTCTGGTGAAGAAAAAGAGATTACCTGTTCAGCAGCTGACATAGTTAGATTTGAAACTAAATTTGACTTGTCAGTTGCTGTACTGGAATCAAACGTAAAACTTACTCACCTATTGTTTTTAGCTTGGTCATCTGAAGTTCGCAGCAAGTCAACCACCAAAGAGTTTGATGTGTGGGTTGATGATGTGGCTTCTATTAAGGCGAGTGAAACAGACCCAAAATAGTCGGTCTGGGCGATAGTTCCGCACATTGGTATATCGCTTCTCTTGCAGTTGAGACAGGTATTAGCCCTAACGCTCTTTTAGAGTGTAGTGATCGCATGTTGTGGACTATGGGCAGGTATCTTATCTGGCGAAGTCAACAACAATCTAGGGGATAGAATATAAGAGATTGGTGGTGATTTATGTCTATATTGGTTACTAAAACTAATAGAAAGACTGGCAACTCTCGTTCTGGTCTTTACATCACCAATTATGAAGAGTTGATTCGTGAATTAAATCGCATTGAGCCAACTCTTGTCAAGCAACTTCGTAAAGAGTATAGACAGATTGCTAAGCCTGTTCAATCAGCCGTAAAATCTTCTATTCCTTTGAACCCACCTACTAGCGGTGTTCACAAGAAGAAAAGACAGAATAATGTTTCTGGTTTTTATCCTCGTACTGTTCCTGGTCGTTTGACTTGGGGTGCTAACTCACAAAACAAAATGAGACCAGCTAGATCTGTTGGTATTCAAACTATTTCTGCTGCTAAAGCCAGACGTAACATGAAATACAACGGTATGAAGGCTTCGGCTATTGCTCGTTTGAAGGTTGATAGTGCGGCTACTGTTATGGCTGACTTGGCTGGTTCATCTGGCAAGTACATCAATAAGAAGTCTGTTACTCGTGAATACGATTACAGTCGTTCTGCTACGGGTAAAAGAATTCACAGAATTAACGGTCAGGGCGAGTCTATGATTCAGGCTTTGGATAGACGTAGAAATGGTCAGAGTCGGTCTAGGTTTGTTTGGCCAGCGGCAGATGATGCGATTCCTTCGGTTCTTCCTAAGATGAATTCGGCTTTGCAACGTGCTTATGACACAGTTAATAGAAAGATGGCTTCATAATGGCTGGCTCAATTTTTATTCCGTTAATTTCGGCTTTCAACGGTAAGGGCATTAAGGATGCTCAGTCGGCTATGAAGGCGTTGGCTGGTGCGGTACAGAAGGTCAGGATTGCTGCTGTTGCGACTGCTGGAGCTTTCGCATTAAAGGGTGCTAAAGAGTTCATTAAAGATTCTGTTGTTGCTGCTCGTGATCTTGACCGTAACATGGTTGGTTTGGGTAACGTTTTTGAGGGTTTGACTCCTCAGATGCAACAGTTCGCTAAGGATGTTTCGGCCATTGGTTTAAGCCAGGTTGAAGCTTCTAGGGCTTCTACTTTCTTGGGTTCTGTTTTGAAGCAGTCTGGCTTTGAGATGGGTGATGTTGCGGTTGAGACTAAGAACCTTGTTGGTTTGGCTTCTGACTTGGCTGCTACTTATGGTTATGACGTTTCTGAAGCGTTGACTGGTATGACTGCTTTGTTCCGTGGTGAGTATGACCCGATTGAGAAGTTCGGTGTCGCTATGAAACAGGCTGAAGTTAATGCTTTGTTGGCGGCTAGAGGTCAAGATAATTTGACTGGTGCGGCTTTGCGTAACGCTCAGGCTCAGGCTCGTCTAGACATTTTGTATCAACGTTCTCAGGATGCTCAGGGTGCTTATGCACAGCAGTCAGGCACGTTGTTTACTGAGCAGAAAAACCTTGCTGCTGGTTTTGAAAACATTAAAGCTAGTTTGGGTGCATCCCTGACAGGGCCTTTAGCAACTTTGTTGAATAGCCTTCTGCCTATTGTTGAAGCTGTTGGTGTAAAACTTGCTCCTGCGTTTGAGATGCTCGGCAGGATAGTTGAAATGTTGACTCCTCTCCTTCAACCTATTGTTGACATTTTCCTTTTAGTTAATGATGCTCTGCAACCAATTATTGATACGCTTTTGATGTTGATTGAGCCTTTGCTTATTCCTTTGGCTACTATCTTTGAACTAATTGGTTCAATCATTAAACCGTTTATTCCGTTGATTACTTTCCTTGCTAACGTTTTGGGTGCGATCTTAGCTCCAGTAATTTGGGTAGTAACTATGGGGTTGCGAGCTTTGACTGAAGGTTTGCAAGCAATCTTTGAGTATTTGGGTAAGATTCCTGGCTTTGGCCATGCGTTTAAAGACATTAATGCAGGATTAAAGTCATTTACTACAGGTATTTTAGATAGCACTAAGCAAACTGGTAGCTTAAATAATTCAATTAATACCATGACCAGTAAGTTGTCCAAACAACTACCTACAACAAGCATTGATGGTGTTGGTAAAGCAGCAGGTAAGGCTACAACTAAAATCAATGGGACTGTTGATGCTTTGAAAGAACTTGTGGGTAGGGCTAGGGGAATTCAATCTTCTATAATAGGTTCTTTTGACGTAAATAATGTTTTTGATGACGTTACTGACGGAATTGTTAAAAGCGTTGTTTATGTTAATGGCAAGTTTAAAACTGTTGTTTCTAGTGTTTCTACGACCTCTAAAGACCTTGTTGCTGGTTTCCAAGATAACTTAGGTAAAGTTCAAGGTTTTTACGACAACCTAAAACTTCTTATTAAGGCTGGTTTAGATCCTACGTTGCTTCAGCAGATTATTGATGCTGGACCTATTGCTGGTGCGGCTACTGCTGAAGCTATTTTGGCTTTAGGTCAAGATGGTATTGATTCTTTGAACGAGACCGCTACAGAAATCACTAAGGTTTCTGGCGACATTGGTGCTATGGTTGCTAACGCCTTGGGCAAGAAAAACCCTGACATTGGTAATGGCCTTCTTGATCCTCTTATCGCTAAGATGAACGCTTTAGAAGCTTCGGCTACTGCTGCTGGTAAAGCTGCTGGTACTGCTCTTGTTAAGTCAACATCTACTGCTGTAAAGACAACTGCGGCGGACTTGTTGAAGGCTGGCAAAATTGATTTTGGAGAGTTTGTAACAAGAATTAGTGGTGGAACTCCTTTGGCTGGTGCAAAGCCTAAAAAAACTCCTAAGTACAGCAACATGTCAGACATTTTTAAGCCAAAAAGTGGTTCTCTTACTCCTCTTCCTATTAAGCCTGATGCTAATGGTATGTATACTTTCAAACCATTCCAAATTAATAACCCTTACGATAAGGCAACGCAACCTGGTCAGTATGCTGGCTTTAAATACTCTCAGGGCAAAGCAAATACCTACAACTTGACTGTGACCGTACCTTATGGTGCTACTGATGCTGAAATTGGTAGAACTTTGATTAAGAAGATTCAGGCTTTTGAAAGATCTGGTGGCAAAACTTGGCGAGGGGCGGCTAACTAATGCCCAACATTGTTAAAGTTAAACTGTTTTCTTCAAATCCTGCTATTTCTACAGATGTAACTTCTTATGTACTTAATTTGACTATTAATCGTGGTAAAAATAGGCAACTAGATTTTTTTGAGCCAGGCCAAACGACTATTACTTTTAAAAATAATGACCGTCTGTTTGACCCAACGAATACTTCTTCTTCTTTGTATGGATACATTAAACCTAAACAGCGTGTAGCTGTAATTTTAGATACGGGTGCTGTTCAATTTTATTTATTTACTGGTTTAGTTGATGACTGGATTTTTAGTTACGATTTGAGTGGCGAATCTATAGCAGTTTTGTCTGCTACTGATAAAACGTCTTTATTTGCTAATCAGTATTTAGATGCACAGACATTTCCTGCAGAATTATCTGGGGCAAGAATAAACCGAATTTTGACTAACTCTAAAGTTCAATGGCCAACAACTTATGGGTCAACAGACATTGATGCAGGTACAAAAACTTTAGCTGCGGATACTATTGCCGCTAATACTAATGTCATGGATTATTTGAAGAGTATTCAGACTGCCGAGCAGGGCCAACTTTACATAAGTGGCAATGATGTTCTTGTTTTTGATGATAGCAATAATGGTATTAGTTCTGTTGGTGGCTACCCTACTTTTGCTGATGACAGCTCTGGATACTTTTATGATTCTATTGATGTGACTTATTCTTCAGATCTTCTTTACAATGAGGTTGTTGTGAATTCTTGGAATGGTTCTTCTTCTGCGACTGCTGACATGACAGCTTCACAAGCTTCTTATGGTATTTATACGTTAAATGTGGATGATGTTTTATTTTCTGATACTACTTCTTTAAGTTATTTATCTACACATCTTGCTTATAAGTATCAAGAACCTGAGTATCGTTTCAATTCCGTAAGAATCAATTATTTTGCTTTGACTGCCAACTCTCAATATACTCTAAGTACTCTGACTGGCTTAAACTCTTTCGCTCAAGTAATCTATACTCCTAACGGGACTGGATCTGCTATTGAAAGATACGTTCGTATAATGGGTATACAGCATGAAGTCCAACCAGATAGCCATTATGTGACTTTATTTTTTGAAAGTTTGAGAAATCCAAGTTTTGTGCTAAATGATACTAACTTTGGTATATTGAATACTAGTCCATTAGGTTATTAAGGAGAAATAAATGGCTGGAACTAAAGTTTGGACTTCTGGGGAAATTTTAAATGCCGCAGATCTGAATGGTAATTTTACTAAGTTGCCTTATGCTATGGCTACTGGTGGCGGTGGCACTACTGGTGCGTTAGCTGCTGATGGAACTATTGGTTCTATCACAATCACGTTTCCTGCATCTCGCTTTAGTGTTGCACCTATCGTGAACGCTTGGACTACTGGTACTCGCTATGTTGCAGGTGTTACTTCTATCGGTACTGCTTCTGCGACAGTAACAGTCCGAAACGTATCTGCTGCTGCTGGTGACAGTGAAACTATCTACTACCAGGCTGTGCAGATGACTGCTGGAACGGCTGCTGGCTAATGTCTGAGGTCAAGAGACCTAACAATGGGGAACTCTTACAAAGAATTGTTGATGACATGTCCATAATCAAAACTGACATTGCTGTAATCAAGAAGGATGTCACTATCCAGTCTGATTTGGTTATTGACCATGAAGCTCGTATTCGTGAGTTGGAGAAGGCTCGCTGGCAGTCTGCTTGGGTTACAGGCGTTTTGTCTGCTGTTATTACTTCTGGAATTGTTGGAGTTTTAGTAAAACTAATTCAATAGAAAGGTATTATGCCGAAGATCACAAAACTTTTATTCGTTTTGTTTTTGGCATTTACACCGATTCTGACCTTTACACCTACGGCACAGGCAGAACCCTTACAGGGTTTAGGTGTAGATGTTTATACATACGACCCGTCTGCTCTACCTGAGCGTCAGGCTTACACGCTTTGTGTGGGCGATTCTGTTTGGACTTCTGTCCCTAACATTGATGCTGATTGGGGTGGGGGCGTTGTTGCTGGCTGTCAGGAAGAGTTTGTCCTAATCCACTATTCAGGTGTTTTGACTGCACCTAAGTCTGGGGACATTACTTTTCAGTCTTGGGCTGATGATGGTTTCTTCTTTTCGCTTGATGGCCAGACTGTTATTGATGACTGGACTTTGAAGGGTTGTTCTGGCAGTTCTGCGACTGTGCCTATGGTTGCTGGGCAGGAATACGTTTTTGATGCTTGGTGGTATGAGTATGGTGGCGGTGCTTGTAATCGCTTGTTTTGGGATGCTGAGGGCGAGGGCATGAACGTTGTTTCTGCTGAAGCGTTTAGTGGTGGGCCTGTTGTGCCACCTTATGTTCCTACTTTGTCTAAGCCGTTGGGTGTGAATGGTTCGGTGTCTGGAACTACCGTTGATTTGGTGTGGGCTTCTGTGGTGGAAGAGACTGCGATTGAGAATTATGCGGTCACTTGGACTTATGGCGATAACCCTGGCTGGGGTATTTCTGCTTTGGAAACTAAAGCTACTATCTCTAATCTTCCTGAAGATACTGAGATAACTTTTAGGATTCGGTCTGATAACAATACGTTGGGGGTGTATTCTGAGTTTTCTGACCCGTTTGTGATTAGGACTGGCTTTATTCCTGTTGTTCCGCCTGTTGACCCGCCTGTAGAGCCACCTGTAGACCCTGAGCCACCTGTAGAACCACCTGTGGTTGTTCCGCCTGTTGTAGAGCCGCCTGTGGTCGTGCCACCTGTTTTACCACCTGTGGTGAAAGAGCCTGTAGTGGAAGTTCCTGTTGTAGAGCCACCTGTAGTTGTGCCTGTTGAGCCGTCTATCACAGAAGTTCCGTTGGCTTCTATTGATCCGCAGACTTTGACTGTCGCTGAGGTGGCTGAGTTGAAGGAAGATGCTTTACAGGCTTTTGAGACTGCTGTAGTTGGGTCTGAAGAGTATGACCTTGCTTTGGAGCAGTTGATGGTTGTAGCTCAGGCTGATGACATTGTGGTTGATGAAGAGTTGGCGAGTGTTCCTGTGTTGGGTGCAACGATTGTTGGTTTGACTAATGCCTTGAACGCTTTAGGAAACTTTGGTGCAGACATGTCCCCGAAGGTTAGAGAAGTTGCTGAGAAGTCTATTGTCTCGGCAGTCATTGTTACACAAATAGCATCTACGGCAGTTGGGCTGACTGTTTCAGCATCATCAACAATAAGGAGAATAAATTGAGAAACTTTCTAAACGACATTGTGGGCCAGATTTGGACACTTCTAGGTATGTTTGTTGCCTGGATTGTGTTGGAAGGCTCTGCGAAGAATGTAGTTGGCTGGTGTATTCTGGTATCACTAGCGGTGTGGGTTATCACTTTCCGCTTACGCAACCCAAAGGAATAACTATGTCTGCTGTTTACTATGAACCGTTCCCTGCTGCTACTCGTAATGATGAGTTCGGCAATCTAGCCCCGTACCGTAATGGTAGACCGCACAGTGGTCAGGACTGGTCTCCGAAGGAACTGTCACCTATCAAGGCGATTACTGATGGAACTGTTTTCATCAACGAGTGGTCTGACGTGTTGGGTTGGTTCTTGGTTCATTCAACTAAGGATGGTATGTGGGTGCTTTACGCTCACTTGGCGAAGCAGTCTGACTTGAAGAAGGGTGACAAGGTTGAGGGCGGCAAGACTGTTCTAGGTAAGACTGGTGGCGGTAAGTACAAGAGTGGGTCAGCTAGTACAGGTAGCCACCTACACATGAGTATCGGTAAGGCTAACAAGAACTGGAGCAACCCAGACATTCACCTAGCCCCTTACAACGAGCTAGTTGACCCGTTGAAGCACATCCTAGAGAACAAAGGCAAATAATGAAGATTAGAATTAAAGAAATTATTGGTGTGCTTGGCTTCTTAGCGTGGCGTGGATTTGGTATTTTCCTGTTTATTCTTGGTGGTTCTGCTGGTGTGGGTGCAGCTCTGACAGGCAACTGGCTTGATGGTGTAATCATTGCTTGGGGAACACTAATGATTGGTGTTATTGGGGCGATTGGTTATGCTATCGCTACTACAGGCCAAGTCACTAAGGAAGATGTCGCTAAGGCTTCTAATGATGCTATTCAGAAGGTGAAGGAAAACGAGCAGAAGAAGTAGACCGATAGGTTTTTCTTTCTCCTGCTGTTAGCCCACCCCAGATCCCTAGTGGTTCTTTAGCTTCTATAGCGTATGTCCTACATTCGTTCATTATTGGACACATTGAACATAACTCTTTAGCGTATTGGGTATCTTGATGCCCTGTTGACCCTATGTCTGGGAAGAACGCATCAGGAAAGTTTTGGCAGGGCAGTTCACCGACTTTTTCCTGTAATTCTAAAAAAGAAAAAAGTTTTCTTGAAATCGGTATCTGATGTCGGTGGCTTGTCATACACTTACCTTACTGACAATTCGGTCAGATGTAAAACTGGAAAAGGGCTATGACTAATAAATTAGATCACAAGTTATTTGGTAAGGCTGTTCTCATTGGTGACTTTGAGAATCAGAGTGCAGAGTGGCATGAGCTGCGAAGTAATGGTATTGGTGGGTCTCAGGTTGGGACTATTTTGGGTGTGAACCCTTGGGAGTCTGCTTACACTATGTGGGCTAAGTTGACTAACAAGATTGCAGATAGTTTTGAGCAGAATGAGAAGATGCGTTGGGGAACGCTTGTTGAACCTCTGATTTTTGATGAGTGGGGTGTCCGTAATCCTGAATACAAGATGTATACGACTGGCACTTGGGCTGATGGGTGGAAACACGCTAACCCTGACGGCATTTTAGAGTTGGATGGCGATTTCGGTCTCCTAGAGATTAAGACTGCTGGTTATCGCTGGGATTCTATTCCTGAGCATTATGCAGCTCAATGTATGTGGTACATGGAGTTGCTTGGTTTGAAGTGGTGCAAGGTTGTTGTGCTGTTTCAGGGTAATCAGTTGGAGACTTTCCATCTTGACTATGATGCCGAGTATTCTGCCCGTATGGTGGCTCGTGTAGAGGAGTTCTGGGATAAGTTGGCTAAGGATGTTGCCCCTGACTGGGATGGCTCAGAGTCTACTTTTCAGAGTGTTCGTGCCATGAACCCTGACATTGTTGAAGATGAAGTTGAGTTGGGTGTTCTAGGCTCTGACTTGATTTACGCTCAGGCAGAGTTGGACTTGTCTACTAGCAATGTCACCGAATTAAAGAGCAAGATACTAGACAAAATGGGTAAAGCCAAGTATGGTCTATTAAACGGCAAGGTAATTGCTACCCGTTCTTCCAGAGCTGGCGGAACACCGTACCTAACAATAAAGAAGGCGAACTAATGAGTAAAAGATACAACTTTGATGGCTTCACATTTGCTGGCGATCATACACAACTAGAGATTGTTATGTTGTCTGAGAATGGCTTTGGCTATACCTCAAAATTCAGTATTGAGTTGACTGATAGAGAGCGTAGAGAACTTATCAAGTTTCTCAAGAACATAGTGAAGGAAGAGGATAACTAATGGCCTTTGACCTTTCACAATATCAGACTGTCCAGGAGAGAATTGACCTTTTCTGGGCGAAGTACGGCAACGGTCGCTTGAACTTGGAGATCGTTTTAATTAACGAAACACAGGTCGTAATGAAGGCTGAAGTGTTCTTAGACAAGGCTGACGAAAAGCCAGCTGCTGTTGATTACGCTGAAGAGCGTTTAGGCACTAGCCACATCAACAAGGTGTCCTTTGTAGAGAACTGTGCTACCTCGGCCTATGGGCGAGCAATTTCGGCTCTCGGTGGAGAGTTCAGCCCTAAAGGTAAGCGACCTTCAGCACAAGAGATGGAAAAAGTAAATCGTGCTAATGACGAGATTTACAGTCAGGCTAGTGACGCTTTCTATAACAGGGATTTAGTGAAGTTGAAGGCTTTGTATGTTGAAGCTCAACAGGCTAAGTTGCCCAAGGATAAGTTAGACCAGATCGTGAATTGGGGTAAGCAACTTGGAAATAGTTAGTCCCGACCAAGTTATCTCTAAACTGAATGAACTTATCCAGTCTGGTGAGAAGGGCGTTAATGCTCTTTATGATGCCGAACTAAAGGTTGCTGACAGGGATTTAGTTTATGAGAAAGCGTATCAGTCTGCTTTTCTTGAAGCACAGGGAACTGTAGCCGATAGAACTGCTGTGGCACGTCTAAAGACTGCTGAGTTGAAGTTTGAACATGACATGGCGAAAGTTGAGTTGAATCGTGTCAAGGCTAAGATAAAGCAGATTTCTGATGCAGGTACTTTGACTGCTGTTATCGCTAAACAGGTGGAGCTAACGTTCCGTCATGGTTAGTAAAACTATTTGGGCTAAAGTGCTTGAACGTGACGTTTGCTGTTGGCATTGTGGGCGGATTGATGATACGCTCGTGCCGCAACACAGAATCAATCGGGGGATGGGTGGGTCTAAACTTTTGGACACTCCATCTAACCTAGTTGCTATGTGTAGTGAATCTAATGTGTTGATGGAATCTAATGCAGAGTTTCGTGAGAAGGCTTTACAGTATGGTTGGAAACTTGAGCGATACAAGTTCCCTGAATCAACACCGATTTACGACTTTTATAAAGGTGACTGGTTTCTCATTGACAACGAATGGAATAAGACACCTTACCGACTATTTATGGCTTGAAAGGGATAAAAATGGAATACGGATCTGATGAATGGATCAACCTTGCGGAAGCATTGGAAAAAGAACGAACTGACATTACTCACGCTAACAAACTCTTGACTGATGAAGAGATGAATCACGTTAGATACGCTCAGGGTAAAAAACAGCTCAGGCTGAAAATGGAGCAGCTGGATGAAATGCGTGAGCAGAGAGACAAGTTGTTTTTCAATGCTGGTCGTTGGGCTGGCGGTGCGAGAGATGAAGTCGCTGAGATAGCAAATAAGGTCGTTCAGGCTCTGCTAGACAGCGAGGAGTAGAAGATGAGTGTAGAGATGATTTCGGCTGTCCTAAATAACAGTCGTGCTGATGGGCGAGCAAAGCTTGTGTTGATTGGGATTGCTAATCATCATGGGGATAATGGTGCTTGGCCCTCTATCGCAACTTTGGCTCGTTACGCTAACGCTAGTGAAAGATCCATTAAAAGAGACCTACAGTATCTTCAAGAAATTGGGGAGATTAGCGTTGAGATTAATGGCTCTGATTTTGGTGGTCAATACAAGACAAATAAGTATTGGATTCTGTTGCCAGGGGTGACAAACTGGGAAACAGGGGTGACAGGTCAGGTAAGCAGGGGTGACAGACTGGGTACGTCAGGGGTGACAGATCTGGCACACAAACCTTTAAAAGAAACATATATTAACCTATATGCTCATTTTGAGGAATTCTGGAACATGTATCCGAGGAAAGTTTCTAAGCGAGCTGCTTGTAAAGCGTTTGAGTCTGCTTTGCAGAGAGCAAGTTTTGATGACATTCAGGCTGGGTGTGTTCGTTATGCTCACGACAAGAATCTTCCGCCTTTGGAGTTCATTCCGTATCCGACTACTTGGTTGAATGGTGATCGTTGGGGTGATGCTCCGTTGCCTGAGAGACAAAAGACTAAAGAGGAACTTCAGAATGAAGCGAGGATGGCTGAGGAAGCCCGTGTGCAACGTGTACGGGAGTTAGAGCGTATTCGCCTTGCTGAAGCCTTGGAAGAGGAGAAGAAGGCTGTTTTAGCCCCACCTAAGCATTGTGAGCATGACAAGATTGTTTGGAATTGCCGTAAATGTGGCTTCGGTAAGGTTGCAAAAGGCTAAAAGATGGGTAAACTGATTTTGTGGATGACAACAAGATTCTCTGTAACCGTTGCGGTTATGCGTGGGTCGTTGCTCCAGAGAAAAGGGATCGCAAAGATTTGTTGTGTGTCTCTTGCCGTGCTAAGCCAGCTTCGGTTGTGCAGTATGGCAATCTCAAATGTATTCCGCACTCAGGAGATTTCGCTGAGGATGGGGTGACCCCTGTGTCTGGTGGGGTTGAGGTGTTACCAGGCAAAAGAGTATGCAATCATTCCGATTGTGTAAATCCAAAACACATAGAAAAATAGAAAGGGCCAAAAATGCCCAACGTAATTAAAGCAACAAATCTCACAGTAACAAAAGCATTTGGCAAGTTCTTTATTGCTCAGGATGTTTTCAAGAAAACTGATGGCTCTGAAGGGAAACTGAACTACAAGGTTTGGTCTAATACTCCTGTTTCTGAGGGTCAGGTCGTTGATGTTGTTGGTAATGCTTCAGCGAACGTAAATGAGTTCACAGATCAGTCTGGTAAGCATGTTGTTTACGCTCAGTTGAGTATCAACGCTAAGGAAGTAAACATTATTTCTGCTGCACCTGCTGCTGCTTTCGGTAACCCACCTTCATCTGCTTGGGACACTTTTTGAAACTAGCGTATTTCACTATCTTTTCAACTGTCGTAGCTTTTCTTTATGTTGCTATGACAGCTAGGTCTGCTGAAGAATCTGTTTTACCTTGGATTTTTGCTGGCTGGTGGTTTTTAGTGTTGTGTGTGGCTTACTATAGAAAGCATGATAAGTAAATTCTCTGTTGAAGGTCTGCCAGCACCTCAAGGCTCTAAACGTCATGTAGGTAATGGTCGGATGGTTGAAGCCAGCAAGTATCTTCCTGCTTGGCGAAAGGCTATTGAGACAGAGTGTAGGTCGTTGTTTGATGAACCTATGGATGGGGCTTTGGAAGTAGAACTTTGGTTTTACATTCCAAGGCCTTCTTCCATTTCTAGGCAGTATCCGACTGTGATGCCTGACACGGATAAATTGGTTCGTGGCGTTTTGGATGGTCTGACTAAGGGTGGGGCGATTGTGGATGACAAGCTTGTCGTGGATCTTCATGCTTTTAAGCGTTATACGGTGGATGGTTGGACTGGGGTTTACGTCACTATCACTCAAATAAAAGATTAATTATTTCTGGCGTGTTGCTATTGACTTTGGGGTAATTGTAGGAATAGATTTAGGTCTATGAGAACAAGAAAGGGAAACATGGCTAAACATAAAGGGCATCAGCAGTTCGCTGGCCGCCTATACCAACAGTATTTACGTCTGCTTAACCGTTGGCGTTTCTTCATCAGACCAGATCTAAAGAAGGGGGTTGCTAATGTCTTGGACAGAATCGGAAAAACTAAATGAGTGGATTCTTCGTGCTTACGAGAATGGTAGGCGTGAAGAGCAGGAACGAATCATTCAGTTGATGCACGAATCTGATTCAGCGTGTGTTGAGTGGGCTGTTGCTCTTATCAAGGGTGAGCCTACTGAGTGTGAGTGTGACCCTTGTGGTGATGAGACTTGCTCTTGCCGTGGTAAGCGTTGCGACTTTTGCAAAGGCAAAGAATAATGTGCGAGAAGTGCAACCAGAACTTTGCTCATGTGGGCAAACTATCTGGTCAAATGTCTACACAAAGTTTGGTTGTAGAGATGCTGGAGAGATTGCCATTTATTTGGATGGGCGAAAAGCAGCTGATACAGATAGATAAAAGAGAAGTAATAGAAATGGTCAAAGAAATGTCTTTAGAAAGGGCAGAAAATGGATTTTAGTGAATGGATGCAACTAGGTAGAGACAACCATTGGGTTAGTGAGATTGTTTGCGATACCCATGATGGAGTGCCTATGAGTGAAGCTGAATGGTTAGAGTTTGAAGAAGGAGATCCGTGTATCTCTATCATGCGTGTCTATGAAAGTGAAGAACAAAAAAGAGAGATAGAAGGGAAATAATGAAAACTGCTATACAACTGAGAGATGAAGCGTTAGAGCAAGTTGAAGATAACGCTAACAAGGCTTGGACTGATTTGGTTGGAAAGATTATCTCTGACTTAGCCAGCCAGATGACCCAGTTCACTTCTGATGATGTTTGGAATGAACTAAGCAACTATCCTCAAGTGCAGACACATCAACCTGCTGCTATGGGGGCAATGTTTAGAAAAGCAACAAACTTGGGGCAGATTAAACCGTCAGAAAGCTTTATCGCTTCTAAGCGACCTGTCTCACATGCTAGACCTATCCGTGTCTGGAACTCAAAACTATTAGAAGAAAAACAATGGTGGAGCTAATCATTTCGGTTGCGGTACTCAGCGTAGTGATGCTCAGTATCGGCTATGTGACGATTTTCTTTTTAGCACAGCAACTAGAACCAAAAGATCCATACAATGATGAAGGAGATTCAGATGAGCAATAAAGTGCAAGACACAGTAAAACTATTGAGAGATGACAACCTGCTTTGGTCTAACGACTTTGATTTGGTTCGCCACAAGATAGCGGATGTCATTGAAGAAGCTAACACTATGACTCACCCAGTTATTTTGGCTACTATCAGAGATTTATGCCACACAATCTCTAGCCCAGTCATTTTGGAGAAACCTAATGCTTGAAAACATTAACCCAACGACCAGGCAGTATCCTTGCAAGATGAACACAATCCTAAAAAACTTGAAAGAGTCAGATAGGAAAATACTGTTGGAAGCGTTAGAATCTCCTTTGTGGAACATGAACGCTCTAACAACAGCCCTAAATGACCGTGGGTTGAAAATTAGTCGCTATTCGGTTGATAGCCACGCAAGAAAGAGATGCTCATGTTGGAGAACTTAAGTCCTGCACCAAAGATTGTTGCTCCGCAAGGCTGGCATCCAGCAGTAGAGTTTGACGGCTCTGAAGGTACAGCCGTTATGCCACCTGTACAGGATGATGAGAAACCTGATTTTGACAAGTTTTTGGTTGATGCAGGTTTTGACCCTGAGCTGGTTGAGATTGTTGGCGAGCCTAGAACTAGTCGCTGGCAGGTTGCACGACCTTTCCCTCTTGACCCTATGTGGCTTACTTCATACAAGTTTCGGTTTAGGAAACGTAATGCGGTAGTTGATTTGCCGTTGCTTTATTCACAAGTAAAGAAAACAAAGAAGGTTGAACCTAAGCCTGTTGCTTCTGGTAAGGCGTTTGTCATTCTTTGGTCAGACCTTCAGGTTGGTAAGGCAGATCATAGGGGCGGTACAGCAGAGTTCTTGGAACGTATTGAAGAGAAGAAGAAACTGTTGTTGGCTAAGGTCAAGGAGCAGAAACCTGAGAAGATTGTGTTTTGTGATGTTGGGGACACTATTGAAAACTTCACTAATGCAGCTGATTTGATGCAACTTCAAACGAACACGCTAAGTATCATGCAACAGATTGATCTTGCTACTACTTTGGCGTGGGACATTTTGAGGGACTTGTCTAAGTTTGCTCCTATCACTTATCTTTCGGTTGGTAGCAACCATTGCCAATGGCGTGTAGGCAAACAGCGTGTGGGAACAACTCTTGATGACTGGGGTATTCACATTGGTCGTACTCTTGCAAGGTTGGCTAAAGAAGTTGGGTTGCCTATCCAGTTCTTTGAACCACAGCAACATGACGAGAGCCTATGCCACGACATTTTTGGTGATGAATTTCACATTCTTGGTTTATGGCATGGACATCAGGCGAGCAGACCTGACGGAATCCCTAACTGGTGGAAGCAACAATCTTTTGGTAAGCAACCAGTTCATGCGGCTACTATCGGTGTTTCTGGTCATTTCCATCACCTTAGAGTGCAGGAACTTGGTTCAACGCCTAGAGGAACATCTCGGTATTGGATTCAAGCTGCCACGCTAGACAATGGTTCTGGTTGGTTTAGACAGACTTCTGGGGAAGATAGTCAGCCAGGACTCGTCTGTTTTGCTTTGGAAAAGGGCAAGGACTTTACAGGAACTGTTTGGAAGTTGTAATGATCCGTGAAGTGTGTTCTTGTGGGGCAGAGTTTGAAACTGACGATAGAGATGCCGTTGATTTGGTTAAGAACTGGCGTAGAACACATAAACACGCTGAAAAACAACCAACACAAGATACAAGAGATGCCGTTGTCTTATCTAATACAGACATAGCTTTAGGTTTTCAAGCCACCTACGACACATTGGAAGAAGAAGAATAATGCCAAAAATAAATGAATCATGGTTTACAAGTAATGCTGATGACTGGGGTACACCTCAAAAACTATTTGATGAACTAAATAAAGAATTTGGTTTTACTGTTGATGTTTGTGCAAATGAATACAACTACAAGTTGGATAACTATTTTGACATTGAACGAGATGGTTTAGCTCAAGTTTGGGATGGCGTTGTTTGGTGTAATCCACCTTATGGTCGCACTATTAAGTTATGGATGGCTAAAGCTTTAGAAGCTTGGGAAAACGGAGCAACTGTAGTTTGTTTAGTTCCTGCTAGAACAGACACTATTTGGTGGCATGATTACGCTGCTAAAGCTACTGAAATTAGATTTATTAAAGGCAGACTAAAGTATGAACAAAATAGGATAGCTGGGACATCAGCTCCGTTCCCATCAGCGATAGTTATTTTTAGACCCAAGGGAGAATAATGCCAGTTTATGAATACAAGTGTGCTAATGGCCATACAGAGATTTTTACTGAATCTATACAGGTTGAACATAAAGCACCTGAAAAGTGTAGTCAATGTGGCGAAGATTTGGTTAGACTATTTGGTAGTCCGTCAATTCAGTTCAAGGGAACTGGTTGGGGTAAAGATTAGAAAGGGAAAGAATGTTTGGTTATAAACTTCGCTGGTTTGAACAGATTTTGGTTGTCTTAAATTTGGTTTTGGCTATCGGTATTTTGGTTGCAATATTTGGTTGGAACAATAATTCGGTTGAAAATTGCTGGGACAAGTATGAAACAGAGGATCTAGCCATAATTCATTGTGAAGAACATAATGGGTAGATTTCCTAAGCCTTGCCTTGATTGTGGCGAGCTAACTAAGGGCGGTAATCGTTGTGATACACACGAAAATCTGGTTCAAAACTTACATAACGCTAAACGAGCTGCGGTAAAGAAACAGACAGGACAATACTCAGGTGATTATAGGAAAAGGGCGAAATTGGTTCGGGAAACTGCTTTGGTATGCCATTTGTGCGGTGGGGGCGGTAGGTTTGATGATCCTTGGGTTGCTGACCACGCTAATCCTGCTGATTTTGGTTCTACTGCGATCTTGCTTCCTGCCCACAAGAGTTGTAATGAAAAGAGAGGTAATAAACCGCTAACTTGATTTTTGGTTGAAATTTGGTTAGTATTTGGTTGTATCACTTTTGGTTATTTGGTTGTAAGTTTCGGTTGTGATACCCGACACCAGATAGCTTGCCTAAACCCCTAGTCTTTGTCCGCTAGGGGTTTTTGGCGTTTATAACGGATTTATAACGAAATGAAAAATGTTCTTGTTTTGGCGTGTTTGATCTGTATTGTTGTTCTTGTAGCCAACACAGGCTATAAAAACTGAATAACGATAAATGTAATAAAACGGCTAACGGCTTTCTTACTTGCGGTATAACCATAGCGGTAGCAAGGTTAGATAAACACTAACGGAGAGTGTCTGGCAAGGTTTATTGTTATTCCTAAACAAAGGGAAATAAATGGAACAAAATAAATTAGTTATGTTAGCTGGCGAATTGCTGGATCTACACCAAGACGAAAAGATAGACCTAACCACTTGGGCAAATGCCAAAGAGTTTGTGGAGTGGTTTCTACAAATAAAGTTAGGGGAAAACTAATGGACAGACAACTAACAATAGAAGAAATGAAGTCATTAGGGATTATCTTTATTGGCTTTGGCGAGGACAAGAAAGAAGAAAGGGAAGAAAATGCCTAAGTATCAGTTTGTAGAACACGAATACACTAAAAACATAATCACCTTTGAAGCGGACAGCTTAGAGCAAGCTCAAGAACTTATGAGTGATTTGTTATCTTACGAAGATCTGCCTAATAGCGAAAAGTTTTGGAAATCTGGCGAAACAGACTGGGAAGAGCCTAAAGAAGTAAAGGAAGATAACTAGTGAGCAAGCTAACTAATGAGCAGACTTGGGAACTTGTAGAGATTTTACAGGAGTTTCAAGAGCCTAATCACTTTGATTATGCTTGGGAAATGCTAAAAGGGTTTATTACTGATAATGGTTTCGCAACACAAGAAGAAAAGGGAGAGTAATGAAAAGCATTGAAGATCTAAAGCTTGTAAGAGCCGAAGAAGAAGTAAAGAAGTGGGTTAGAAACATTTACTTTACTTATGAGGGCGAAGAGCAATTTGTCTGTCTAGTCTGGGAAGAAGATTACAGCTACGAGATTTGGGAAGAAGAATTTACGCCTAAGTTTAGAGAAGCTTTAGACGCTTGGCACGAAACTACTGACGGGCTATTTGAGAGTATGTTAGACGATCTAACTTGGCAACACATAAAGAAAGGGAACTAATGCCTAACTATAAGGTTCGTCTAAAGCACGATACAGGTTTCGTAAGTATCATTGTTGAAGCTAAAGACACAGATCAGGCGATAGCTTTGGCGTGTAAGTTAGAGAAAGCCCCGTTAGTGGCTATTCGTTCTGTTAGATTGGCTAGGTAAAGGGAAAATGAGTAAATGGATACACACACCAGAAAAAGACATTTCGTTTGAACATTGTGGCGTATCTGCCTATTGGGAAAATGATGAAGTTTATTGTTCAAAATGCCAAGAAAAGCTAGAAGATTAGGTAAAGGGAAATGAAACGATTTTGTAGTCGTTGCGACACACAAGTTAGTTATGAAAATGTTTCTGCTGGCTATTCTTGTGTCTGTAATAATTGTTATGAAGATCTATACCTTGTAGAAACCTACATAGGGAAATAAAGGGAAAAGGAAAAAGGGAAAAATGGAAACACAAGAATACGAAGTAAAGTTCATTGGCGAAATGTTCAACATTTCTGTAATTACTGAAGCATACGATAAGGATAATGCTGAAGAAAACGCCAAGTATTATCTAATAAATAATTTTGGGATAGATCTATTTGAGCTTTATGGGCTAGAGGTTGAGTTCAAAGTTTTAGGGCAATACGCCTAAAAGAAAGGGAAAAGGGAAAATGAGTAAATGTATTATCTGTAATTCATTGTTTCACGAAGATAACCTAACTGAAATAGGTTTAGGCACAAATGTATTTCAATGCGATAAATGCTGGAAAGAAAACTAAGGGAAAAGGGATAATGAAAACATACAAAGTAATAAATGAAGCAAGCGTTCTATACGAAATTGAAGTAGAAGCTGAAAATGAAGAGCAAGCCCTAGAGATAGGTCAGAGAAAACTATTTGACGGAGAGGGTAGTGAAACACCTTATTCTTTTGAGTGGCAAGACTGGAACAAGGTAGAAGAAAAGGGCGATAACTAATGGCTAGAGAAATACATTTCGTTATTGCCGTTGATATAGACAATGGGACTATTTCCATAGATGACGGATCTTATAAAGCTCGCTTCGCTTATAATGAGCAAGTTTGGGACAACGAACTTTGTAGCTGGCGTGAATTGGAAGATAACGAATACGAGCTGGCTTTAGAGTTGCTGAACACAAGAAAACTAGAAAATGAAAGCGTCATAGATCCTTGTGTGTATTGTCGGAATTCTACGGCTTTCGGGTCAGGTAGGTTTGTAAATCGTTTGCCTGTTGATGATGGTTGGGGTTGTGCCGAGTGTTCTGGGTTTGCTTGTGATAAGTGTGATAAGCAAATCTATTTAGATGAAGATGTGCCTGATAGTGAGGGCAACGGGTTTTATCATCAAGCTTGTTTAGAAACGCTAGACAAGAAATAAGAAAAAAGAAAAGGGAAAATAATGGGTCAGTATCATTTGCTAGTGAATAGCGATAAGAAAGAGTATGTAAATCCTAGAGATCTAGGTTTTGGGGCTAAGCAGTTAGAACATTGTGGCTTTGTAGGTGATTTGCCGTTAGTTCAATACTTACTCACTACTAGTTCTAGGGGCAAAGGTTTCGGTGATTTCAAGCTTACAGAATACAACGCTGCTTTCTTAGGTAGGTGGGCAGGGGATAGAGTGTTTATTCTTGGCGATTACACCGAGTTAGGTGATGTGCCTAAAGTTCGGTCTGCCCATACTTTTTGGAAGAAGATCCACGCTTTAGATACGGAGTGGGTAAACATAAGCCAATTAGCTTTAGTTGCTTTAGATAATGATGAAGAACTAAAAATGCTCAGTAATGTTTACGCCTAATGAAGAAAGAAAATGTAGCTAAAAATGTGCTAGTCAATATTGGTGTTTGGACACTAATAATCTTGTTATCAGTTCTAACTTTAGGGCTAATAACTATGGGACAATTTACATCAAACGGATTGAAAGGGAAAGACTAATGAATTGTTATGTATACGGAGTTGGAGCTTGTGGGTTCTTTGGGGCAGGTTCGGATCTTTACGAAATGGTTTGGGCAGATAACATTGTTGAAGCTATGGAGCAAATTCGGTCAGAAATAGAATTTGGTGTTATCTCTATCCGCAAAGCCGTCTATGGTGAGTGGGAGTGCGATAGTTTCACTAATTCTGGTCATATTCCACACTAATAAATCTGGTCATATTCTGGTCAAAATCTGGTCATAATCTGGTCAGGTTTTGGTCAGAATTTGGTCATAATTTGGTCAAAATCTGGTTGAAATCTGGTTGAAATCTGGTTGGGGGCTACCTCGCCCTCGCCCTCGCCCCTCGCCCCCCCTCTGCGACACGCCCGAAAAACACAAGGCGAACAGATGTTCGGAAAAAAGCCAAAGCTTACCCGACAAGTCTTAGCAGATGTAAACGGCAAAAGCAAGACCATTTTTATAACGATATCTAAAAATAATCGTTATCAAAAATAGGCAGAAAAAACTAAAAAATGTGGTATGCGATTTATCGCAACACCTGCCAAAAACGGATCCTAATCACTAGCACACACAAGAAGAAAAAGCAAGACTATTTTTATAACGATATTCAAAATAATCGTTATCAAATTAGCCGCCTAAAATGCTTGGGATATGCGACACTAGGGAAGTGGCAACACCGCCACCCAAAAAGGGAGATTATAGAAATGAACGAAGAAAACAGAGATTACGCCCGAATGATACATAACGCCTATCACAATCAGGGGGGACATTTTGAAGTCATAATTCACAAGACAAGCCAAACCAATATGACTTGGAGATATAGCGTAAAATTGTGGTATGTATCACCTAGCACGGGGCTAGTTGATTTTTGGCATCTCAACCACGCCATAGCAAAACTAACAGGGCAGAAACTAACTAAAGACGGCTACCTAACAGGAAACGGCATAGGCTTTGAACGAAGTTTCCAAGTTGTTTACGAATTAGGTTGGGATATTGCTAAATACGGATATGTAGACCCTCAAAATAAAGCTTTGGCGAACGACAAGCAACAGAACAACGGCTACCAATTCACCCGATACACTCTAACGGCATAGAAAGGGACAAAATGAAGATTAGAGAAGTTATAGAGATGTTGCTACATAACAACACGCTAGAAGATGAAATAATTTTCTCATTCTGGGACAAAAATTACTTTACAGATAGCACAGACCTAACGCCCGAACAAATCGGGAAAGTATGGGCAGAATTTACAGAGAAAGGGCAGGACACTTTAGAGGGTCATCTAAACTTTACTCAAACGGGTCAGGAACTCATAACACAATTAGAGGAAATGCTACCCGATACAGGTTTCTAACTCCCTTAGAAAGCTTTACCCCTCGTCTATCTGGGCGGGGGGTTTCGCTTTATTCGGGGGTTTATATGCCTATTTAGGATCCGCTAACGAAAGCCCATACCCCTAAAACGCCCTAAAACGCCCCTACAGACTAGACACCCCTAGAACGATAAACCATAAGGGGACACCTCTAAAAGTCCGCCTACGGGCAACCTCGCAAGCCTGTTTTACCGAACAAGTGTTCGTTAGCGTTATCAAATCGTTATCAAAAACGCTTGATATCTGCCTAACTATATGCTAGGGACACAAGGAAAAAAAGAGAAAAAGCTCGCCCTAAAATTGCATAGCATATAAACGCCTAAAAAGCCATACTTTTTTATAACGATTTCAAAAAAAATAGTTATCAAAATGTCTACCGAAAAAGCTTGAGATATGGCAAAATATAGACATAAGCAAAAAC